GTACAATTGCGTATTTTGAAGCTACACAAAGAAGCGTGTTATTCATTACATTGTTGTATTCTCCTCCCTGAATATGGATAGCCATTTCTTCAGCTTCGTCTATCATGTTATCTTTGATGATAGCATGGTTCCCTGCTGTATAAACTCCATAATCTACATCGTAAATCCTGTTACTTTGGATTATAAGTCTTTCTGTTGCTGCTGTTCCTGCTCCGGGGGCTGACACACCGCTTATCATTCCAGTACCGTGAATTATATTACCGGAAATGAAGTGATCCGTCGTCGGACTTCCGTCTTCGTCTTCACAGCTTATACCGCATTTAGTATTCCCTGATCCGTTTGCTCCTGTTATAAGACGAATCGTATTGTCTGTAATCTTATTAAATGATCCATAGGTTGCAATTCCAACGTCTCCCGACCCTTCGACAAGACATTGCGTTACATGGTTGTTTATGGTTCCCCACCCAAAAGTTATACCATTCCAATAGCCATTCTTAATATGACAACCACGGATCATCGTGTCTTCGCATCCATGAGTTTCAATAGCTGTCATGGTACAGTCGTGAATATAGCAGTTCTCTATTAGAGTGTTGTAAGTATTATGCGTATATATGCAATCCTCAATAGCATTTACTGAAGCTCCTGCGTCGATCTTAGTTTGGTTCGATCCATTACCGTCTATTTCGATATTCCTTATTATGCAGTTATCGTATCCATCTATCTTAATCAGTGCAAATCTTGCTCCATAACTAGCATCTCTCCCTGCTGCCATTACTAATTTGGTTACATACTTGCCTTCTCCTTCAATAGTGACGTTATCGCATGGAATACTTATTTGATCTAACCCTGTATATGATCCTCGTCTGATAAACACTCTGCCTCCTGTCGGGGTTAATGCTGCAAGTTGTGCAAGTACATTGGTCATCAAAGTATTAAACGAACTAGACGAATAAGACGGAAGTCCTGCTCTGCTGTATGAATAAGCATAAAAGACTATTCCTGTTGTTTCTATTATGTATGTAGCCGAACCTAAACCTAGAATAGCTGAATACAATTCAGTAAAATTCTCATTACTTTTTATAAAAGCTGTTCTTATTGGATCGCCCAAATTATCATTGGGAGTGCTTACGTTAATATTTTGCTGTGCCATTTTAGATTGTTATTTCTGCTGTGAAGTAAGAAGCTCCTTCAGGTATTGAAGCCCTGCTTATATTCAGACTGCAAGCATGACCTTCCATTGCTCCGACAGGAACTTTCTCATTAATCGTGTCCAAAAGTACATTTGCTGAATTGTAGCAATTTATCTCAACGTCCATTTCTGTTTCAGGACTTACATCTAACTGTTCGGGAAGAAGGAATGTCAAATCAAAAGGCAGTCCTTTGAAATAAACAGGTTCTTCAAACTGATTAAAGAATGGTGCAGGATTGTTGTCTGTTGCAACATAGTCGTACAGATTCGATCCTTGTTCTTCTGACCTTACTGCTTCTACGTAATACCAAAGAATTTCGTCAGACGGTGGTGACAGTTCCCCTCCTTCCGGGTACCAAGGATTATCTGATCCATACCAACACTCTCTGTATTCAAATGAGAAATTTCCTGACTTATTTGTTTCAGCCATTACCCTGCTAGTATAATCCCCGTTCTTTCCAAGGGAAGTAACTATCCTTAGTAATCCGCTTACGTCCAAATCTGCAAAACCTTGACTGTCCGGGCTTGCAATGATTGTCAAAGGATGAAGAACCCCATTGATCTTCAGCCTTCCTTCAAAATAATACCCGCCTCTTAAAGTATGGTCATTCACATAATCAACATTCCCGACTATTGAGGAAAATACAATGTCTGTTTCAACATCATAATCTGCTCCCGGCATATCAGTTATCTCGCCAGTGTAAACATTTCCTAGATCATCGACAACAACAATGCTGTCTCCTTCCGCACCTGAGAAGTCTGCCGGGGGTGTTATCCCAAGATACCCGCCTGACGTTGCCCCAACAGCTATCGGGATAAAATCACTTCTTTGAAGTCTGAAGTTATTAGGCGATTCCGTTGCAATCCAGCGACAGATGTCAGCAGGATCGTCAGGATTTACCCTTGCCGGAGTTGAAATCAAGGTTATCATTCTTCCATTTCCTCCATTTTGAGTTTTACGTATGCTTCGTCATTACTGACAAACCCATCTCTCTGATCTGCATTAAAGTCACGGCATAGTTTTACTATTTGCCCGACCGTAAGGAAATAACCGATCTTAGTTCTGACTACCTTACCTATTGATTCTATTCGTCTTTCTGTTGGTATCATAATAATCAAATAATATTTCCCTCCTCTGTTCTTCCGTTACCTCCACTTTCCAAGATGACTAGGAATTTGCCTGATGTGAATTTCTTAACGGTATGCAAGTATTTAAGCTTTCCCATTATATAACCTCCATTGTTATTTCTCCGATCTTGTTGCTGAATTTCTGATTGATCTTTTCAATAGTCGCTGCCCTGACTGAAGTATAAATGTCAACAAACTGTTTTGACCGGAAGTGTTTATTTCCGTATTTGTTAATATACCAAGTGATAAACTTTGCTTCTCTGATCCTTCCTTCCTCAGTTACCGTTCTGAACATATTTCTTGCTCCCATCCAAGCAAAAATCCGCTTCCATAATCCTGAATCCCGATTGCTTTTTCTAGGTGGTCGTCCTTTCTGCAAAACAGGGAGCCAAAAGGGAACAAGCACTCCGATATGAAGATTATCTTCTTCGATCTCAAACTGTCTCATTACTGATTCTGGGATAACGTTACCGTAAAACATAGACTTATGACCGATAGCTTCGATCATGTCTTTCATTTCCGGGTTAAGATCAGGGATCATAAACAGGGATTGCGTGTTTCATTAAACAAGTAATAGATATTGAGATTCATTCCCCATCCTATTACATTAGCATCATACTTCTTCTCCAATATCTTATAGGCTGTTACCGGGACAATGGTTTTGAACTTAGCCTCTGCAATAAGTCTGATTATCACTTCCTTACAGATATTCAGTAATGTTTGGAGCGTGGCTTCGTTGTTCTCTGCCTTATCCTCCAAGCTTACCTGCTGAAGTATTTCTATTTTAAAAGGGTTGTAATGTTCGTGAATAGCATTTGCCCGGACTTCAAGTGTCACTTCATTCGGTTCAAAGTATATTCCGATTACGTCAGGTGGTTTGCTCTGATCAACATATAAGTTAACAAGCTGTTCCTGATCGTACAATACTAGGGAGCATCCTGAATCCGCTAGTATCTGCTTGATGATTGACGTTATCATTTCTCATCTTTATTGCTGATCCAGAAAAATAGAAAGCTCCAAGCCCAATCTATTTTTTCTTTCCTACCACAACATTTTGATTTCATAGCTTTTTACGTTTTAATTTTGCTTCTGTTTCCTCTTGCATCAATTTGAATAGTCTTTCTTGATATTCATACTTTTCTTTTGCGAGCATAAATCTGACTAGGCATTCTTTGTAAGGCTGTAATAATACTTCCTCTGTTGTGATCTTCATTTCATCTCTAAGGAAGTCAAGGGACGTTAAATCTGAAAATACATTAAGCTTTTCAATCCCGGCTGCCCTCTCTAGCTTCGTAGGTTCCCGGTGCAATAAATTGCGTTCTCGTTCTGCTAATTGACCAAGATGTTTTATCAACAGCGCTGCGACAGGATAAACTTCTTTTGCTTTGCAATTTATAACTTTCCTTCCGAATAACAATGCATTCTCGTTGTCCCATTTATCTTTTGTTACTATCGGAAAGTAATATCCCGTTAATATCCTGATGATAACTCCAAAGTCATCCGTTTCCTCTGCCACTAAATACATTCGTTGCCCATAGCAAAGACTGGCTTCAAACTCTGCGTAATCAGTAGGAATATGATACTTAGCCCCGTCTATTGTGATGCTTACGGGAGGAGGCAGCTGTATAAGTCCATCGGGAAGCCCTTGATACGTTTCATAGTTAATAATCAAATCCCGGAACGTAAGCTTGTCGATCTTTTTTATCCGTGCCATCTTTGAGGTCTCCTTTCCGGCTCTATTGCCCTGCGTATTGCCATTACCATTACGTCAACCTGATCATCGTGTTCTCCTAAAGGGAATTCAATAACTTCCTGCACAAAGTTCTGAAGCCACCCGGCATTCTTCAGTAAGTAAAGCCTTCCCGATTCTACAAATGGGACACAGGCAGCTAGTCGGGCAACTTTATCTTCCCTCGGTGGCTTATCAAGTACAATATTCAGCTTCGTTGAGTTCTTCAGCATTTGAGCAACAGACATTCCGTTGGCTTTTGGCTCAATGTATATCTTTGAATAATACCTGTTATATCCGTTTCTGTTTACGAATTCCGGGATGAACCTTAAAAGCTCCGGCATTTCCATCCGTACAGCAATAACGTCACGGACATATATCTTATTTTTCCACTCGCAATAACAGAATATTGCTGTCGGGTCATTCTTATCTTCTTCCGTATATGCCCCATCAAGGGTGAATTTCCATTGTAACGACACTTTCTCTGAAGCTGCTTCTTCCTCTAGGTTCCCTATTGAGAAGAAATTAAACCAAGCCTCTTTTATTGTGTTCCCTCCATCTTGCACCGGAGTTTGTAACATCTGCCCTGCATACCCGTAACTTCCAAGATCTATCTTTGCCTTATGGAGTGTATCTCTGCTAAGCCTTTTTTCGTCAAGTAACCCGTTCTTGTAAAACATCCTCAATTCCGGTGGATTAACGTCATTGGTTAGTTCTGCCGGGAGGCATATATGCTTAATAGGTTTACCTAGCTTTGACAAGTCGTGCCCGGTGCTGTCCTCTGTATGCAATCTTTGCATAACCGTTACAGTAGGCACTCTGTCTTTGTCAACTTTCCTGCTAGATAGCGTTCTGTCATTAAAACGATTGCACCGTTCCCTGTAAGCTTTTGATTCAGCCTGCTCCGGGTTAATAGGATCATCCCTTATAATCAGGTGTGCGTGTTTCCCTGTGACTGTTCCATTCGTTGAGGTAGCATAACGCAATCCCCCGTAGGTATTCCTCCAATCAGCTTCGTTATCTTTTACTAGCTGGAACGGTCTTCCGAATCTCCTTATGAAATACCATTGGAACAGCTCATTAAACTTGTCGCTTTTTACTATTGCCTTTGCTCTTAGGGAATGATCCAGCGACAAACCAGCGCTGTAAGATGACGATATAATTACAAAATGCGGGGCGTGAAGCCATAACCAAACAGGGAACGCCTGAGATACTATCGTTGATTTAGTCATACCAGGAGGAATATTTATGATAAGATCTTCAATCCCGACTTCCCTTGCAACTAACCTATTCCCGAGATGCTGTAATTGGTCACATAAATACCTTATGTGCCAATTCAGAATAAGCGTGTCCCCGGACATAATCTCCCAAAACGTAAGGAAAAACTCATACAAGGAACACGCACAAGCCAAAGCCTTGCGTTCTATCTTTTCATCCCGTAGCCTTATTAATTCTTTTAGGTCTGTATTTTCCATTTCTGCTCAATCTCAGCTTCTATTTCCTCTTTTGTCAAAGTGCTGTTAATCCCTATTGAGAAAGATCTCGTTGGAGCGTTAAGCCCGAGAAGTGCTGCCCGTCTTTCCATGCATTTCTGTATTATATCAAGGAAGCGGGTATCTCCGAAAGTCGTTTCAACTTCCCGTTCACGTAATCTTCCCCCGGACATTCCTGCCTGATTAAGTTCCCCCCCGTCAATAACTGTTTTTCTTCTCCCTTCCTTTGACCGCTCCCAAGCTTCCCAGCACTCTGCTTCTATCTTATCAAGCTTTGCCAATTCAAGTTCCATTTTTTCTTCAATGAACTCGGATCTTTCCTCTCGCCATTCCTTATAAATGATTTTTAAGTCCCAAAATACTTGTACGTGAGTTAAATTATAATTCCGACCTTCTGTTTGATTCTTTTCATTAAGCTTCCGGGCTATGTCCCGGATTTTCGTACACTTAACTATTTCACTTGCTATGAAAGCCCGATCTGATTGCTTTTGCTGCTCTGATCGTTTTGGAGCTGACGACTGTCTTTTCTTTTCTTCTGCCACGGTTAAGGTTTGTCTTCGTTAAGGTTTTTTAAAAAGGAAGGGGTGGCTGATGTTGATGTAAAGAATTATGTAATTCACTCCGTTCAATACGAAACGGACTGCCTGATAATAAAAAGAACGTACCACCCCTTATATTGTTAAAATGCATATCCGATATCAATAGATGATTCCACTTTAAAGAAATTGAATCGTAATCCAAGACTGAATCCTTTCTGTAATCTTATCCCGGTAATACACTCAAAGGTTATCGGACGTAAGACTTCTGTGTTGAATCCGTCAAAAGTTATTTTCACTTCTCCATATCTGTCGTGAACAAATCCGGCTCCGAAGTGAACAATAGCCCCATTGTCTTTATTCGGTGGCATATACTTCATAGCTCCAAAGGCGAACTTCAGATGTTCTTTTATGTAACTGCCCATAGGCATCCGATATTGTCCGTAAGAAGCCGAAGCGTATAAGCCGAAGTCAGTATTAACCTGATGATCATATCTTAGCCCTGCGCCAAGATCCGTTGGCTGAAAGGTCAAATATACCGTATTCTGACTATTCGCTAGAATAGGTATCAATACTGCAATTATAACAATTAGTCTTTTCATCTTTCATTGTTATTAAGTTACTATTCTATTTCTGCTTTTAACTTGTTTATCTGCTCATCCATTGCAAGCCTTTCCTTATTGTGGTCATATACCGATCCGTTCTCAAACCAATCTATTAAATTACAATAAGACATATCTTGCAATCTTATCAGCTCGTCCCTCTTTGCTATCTCGGAGTTAAAGAGAGCGAGAAGTTCATCAGTAGCGTTATCAATCCCCTCAATAAAGTATTGGCTTTTATCTTTACGAGCATCATAATCTTCGCTAATCCAAATCTCTTTTCCCAGTATTTCAATAATCTTATCTTTCATTGTCTTATAGTTTACGTAATCTTCTTGCCAATACATTATGAATAACTCCGTTAAAAGATACAAGCATAGTACCCATCTTTGATCTGATGCACTTGCCATCTATTCCCCTTACAGCATTACATTCCTTGTTCTTAAGTGAGGGATCGGTAAATCTATCTCCAAGATAAATATAGTCTGCCATTGTCTTATTTAATTAATTGGTTCAATAGCCGTAGCCGTAGCCGTTGCCGTTGCCGTTGCCGTGAGAACTTTGACTATCCTCGAAATTCACGGCAATCCTTATATCTGTTTCCATGCCTCTGCTTTTACTGTTATAGTATGAATCACTGTTAGCCAATCGAACTCAACAATGCCTTCACATTTATCCAATTTTGTTAAAGGTGTTGCACCATTTACAAGTTCGGGAAGACCTTTCGTAGTACCCCATGTACGAATATTATAAGCATTATATAACTTACAGGAATTTCCGGTACGCTCGAAACGTCCTATATATACCCATCCACGCTGAAGAACGACAATTTTTATGTCACCTTCATAATTTTTGTGTTCATTTTCTTTCACAGAGTCTTCCCTTATGTACTTAACTCCGTTGATTTCTACTTCTTGTATTTTCTGTTCCATGATTTTAAATTTTAGTTATTTAATTTTTAAGTTCAATTCTTTAATAGTTGTTATCTCTGTTTAACTTTAGCGGGGCTGCCAATAATTGCGGTTAATCCAGTACTGCTTTATTTCCGTTCATAGGTGGCAATCCTAATTGATAATATTTTATAGCCCTAAACGCAATAATCTCCGGCAATAAATGGCTATCCGAAAATCTATCCGTTACATACTGCTGTATTTGCTCATCAGTCAGTTTCTTTTCTTCCCCTGCTTCCGCAAG